ACCTGTACGTAACATGAATTTTCTTTCTGTCCAATCTAATTTACCTTCTGATAATTCAGACAATAAATCTTCTAATAAACGAATAGAGAATTTGTTATAAGTAGTAGTGTTAGACACTTCCATTTGTTCTCTAATTCCAGAACCTGCTTTAATTTCAATATTAGCATTACCTTTATTCAAGAAACGACCATTTTCATCACGGTTAGTTTTTCCAAACATAACCGTTCTTGATTTAATTCTTGATAAAGCTTTTTCAAACTGCCAATAAACTTCTTGCATCCAAGTCATAGATTTGTGTACTTTTCCTGTATTTGGATCACGAGTTTCAATACCTGCAAAATAAACTGGTTCAACTTTACAGTCAATCATTTTACCTGAAACTTTGTGTTCCATACGAATTGAAGTAACTGAGTTTCTCATTAAATAAGGAGAAGTAAATTGAATACCTGCACCTTGAATTGATAACTCATCTTCTACTGGAGCACCCTCGATAGAGAATTTCATTCCTGGTAAAAGTTCATCACCTGGAATACCAGCTAACGATTCTTGACCACCCCATACTTCACAAGTATAAACATAATGTTGTCCTTCTTCATAAGGCTCTTCAAGAATTCTCATTTGATAAACGTCTGGTCTGTGACCTGCAATCAAATGCATTTTAGTAAACCATTTTTCAGCAAATACTAATTCAAATGTTGCTCTTGCTGCACCAACACCTACTGTAGAATCATCTACAACAGCTCCGTTATATCTCGCTTCAACTAATGGAATGTTTCTTTCATCAGAACCAACTACTTTCCATACGAAATCCTCAGAAGTAGCTATTACCTTTTCAGGAAACAAAGATAAAGTTGTATCTAAGTTTTTCATTCCTGAATTTTGTAACAACACAGTTGTTAAAGGTGAGATTAATTGTGGTTGACTTCCAAAAATTGCACCAATGTGATTTTTAAGTGTCATTCCTGACCAAGCTTTACCTTTGGTCATTACAAATTTTCCTAAACTCATAGTTTTATAATTATTTTAATTGTGTACTTATTATAAATTCAACACTGAACCGATATTATCGTAACTGTTTGAATCTTGTGCCCATAATGGAGTTCCGTTATCGACAATAGTTGTTTTCTTAGCTGCCTTTTCTAATTCTTTAACTGCACTTGATTTTGCACTAGTGGTTAGTTTAGAATAATCTGTAAATCCATTTGTTAATTCATAAAACGCATACATGCGAGATTCAAATTCCAAGGGGTTAGCTCGTCTATCTCTCATAAATTTATTTTCAAATTGTCCGTCTGGTGATTTACCTACAACTTCATTAATTGATTTGTAAACTTTTTCTTGAAAAGCTTTAGTTGGTTTAAAACCATTAATTAAATCTTTTTTCTCAAAAATAATTTTTTTAAGATTTTCATCTAATTCTTTTTGTTGTCTTTCTTGTTCTTGTAATTGAATTTTGTATTGTTCTTTTTGATATTCAATTTGACGTGTTTCAAATTCTTTTAAAGAACTTAAAGAATCAACAGCATCTTCTAAAATTGCATCATCACCTAAATCAATTAAACGATTTAATAATTTAGTAGCTTTAGCTTCACCTATACCTTGATTAACATAATCTTGATAAATAAGTTGTTTGGCTAATTCTAAATTATCTGCTAAAGTACCCTCATCAATAGAACTATACTCTGCAATTTTTTGTCTGCTTTGTGCAACAGCCATAATATCGATATTTGCTAAATATTCATTTAATTTTAAATCAGCTTGAATTTCTGATTCTTTTTTAAATGCTTCAACAAAATCATCTACTGTTTCAATTTTTGTATTTTCGATGTCCAACGAAGGTAGTAATCCTTGTTCTGATAAGACTGTGGCTAGCGAAGAATAAATAGTGGAAGAAGAACTAGCATCTTCATCATCATCACTACCTTCATTTGAATCATCTTCTTCATCACCTACTTCCCCTGGATTATCATCATCCTCAGCGACATCATTAATATCTTGTTCTTGTTCTAAATTATCTGGATTTTGATCTTCATCATTAAAATCTTCAAAAGATGGAACACCTTCAAAGTTTAATTCTAAATTATCAAACATCCCCATTTCTAAATTATCTTCTTCCATTGTAATTTATTTTAAGGTTATTTATAAAGTTTGCAAATATACTACATTTTGAATTAAATTCCAAAGACTAATAAGTGTAATTAATCTTTGGAAAAAAATTCTAATAGCATTTAGTTAGTTGTTTTCTTTTTAATTCTAGCTATAGATTGATCAACTTTTTTAGCATCCATTTGATCTTTATGTTTTTTCATATTATCATCTAAAGCTTTCATTTTAAGAATATAATCATTTTTAATTTTTTGTTTGTCTAATTCAAACTTTTCTCTATCTAAAGGATTTTCAATACCATCATCACTAATTTCAGGTGTTGCTGAAAGTTTTAATTCTTCAATATAAACTTTAGTTTCATTATCACGTTGATTCATTAAATCTTTTAACTCACGTTCTGCAATAACATTTTCTTGTTGTAATTGCATTTGTTCACGAGTTATTTTATTTTGTTCATCAGCAGACGCAGATTGACGTTGCACCATTTCTTCTTCAGCAGTTTCTAATTTACGACGCATATCCATTAATGAAGGACTAAAGTAAATATCCATAATTGTAGACATTGAACCACCATTTTGAATAAATGCTTGAGCATATTGTTTAATCGCTTGCTCAAGTTCCATAGTTTTAGGAGTATTTGTAACAAGTATTCCATAATCAGATTCCGCAAGGTCTTCACCTTCCATATTTAGAATCTCAATAGTTTGATCATCTAATATATATTGAATCTTTTTATTTTCAGCACCACGTAATGCAATTTTAGCTGTTTCAAGAAATGCTTCAAGTACTCTAATTTTAAGTGACTCGTGTAACATAAACCAATATTCAGTAATATGACTTGATTGATTTACAGAACGTTCTACACCACCAACAGTTTCTCTATTAGAAATCTGTCCTTGACGTTGTGCCGATACTCCACAAATTTCACCCATTTCCATTTTAACAAATTCAAGTAATTGAATATGTTGTTGAATATATGCACCCGTTTCCATATCAATAGAACGACCACCAACAGTGTTCATACCCCCTGCGAGTTT